AACTTGTTTTTCTGCGAGCGTGGCGATTTCGTGGGCGAGGGCATTCTTCTGATCTTTATCTTCAATAAATTTATCTAAAAGCCCTGATACTGGGCCTATCAATGCTTGTAACATATCAGTATACCTTTACAGCTTCAATGTTTACATATTTTGGCAAGCAATATGCTGTAATTGTCTCGCCCTGTTTATGCAATTCTTTAGCAAAATATGTGCATTCATGCAAATTCCTAAAATACATATCTTGACTCTCTAACTTCTTATTAGGCTCTAAACCCGTAAATACAAACAATAAAAACAAATGTTCAAACATTTGTTATGCAACTTGAACAATACCAAGTCTCCCCATCATCTTTAGAAAAGCCTGATGTTTTAGCACCACAAGACTTGCATTCTGTAGACTGATATATCTTGTGTTCCTTTGCCCAGCGAATATCATGCCTTTTAAACTTTCTTTCACCGTATCTTCTTACTGCTTTTTCGGCCATACGGATACAGCCATATAAGCTCCCACAATGCCCCCACCCGTCAAGTATAACAAATTTGAGAGGTCTGTAAGGAGCTTAACCCTTTCGTCTGATACAAACGGCATGAACATAAGCAGCGTATATAGTGCCATAAAGCACAAAACAGCCGTAGCCATACGCCTTTGTGCAGACATTTTGCGAAGCTCCGCTGCTTCTTGCTTCTCCGCTGCCTCTATTTCATGTAACTTTTCTGCCGCTAGTAACTCATCATCGTCTACAATTCCGTCACCATCTAAATCATACTTGTTATACTCAGACCCTTTTTCTAATTTCTTCTGTATCAAAATGACCCCCTATTAGAAATTAACCAAACCATACCAATTAGAAATAAAGCTCCCACCGTAGTGAATAATATAATTGCTACTATTTCTATGAAATGTTTACGAGCTTCTCTTTGAGCATAAAGCGTTTCTTGGCGTTGTTTGCGTATATCTCGTTCCATTTTAATAAGCTCCTGCCAGGCCTGTGGCCCAAGCATGGAGCCAATTAACTTACGAAGTTCATCGCGCTGGTTCTCAAGCTTTTTTTTCTGAGTAAACAACTCCATTGCTTCTTGTTCAACAGATTTTGCATTAAAGATTTTTTTAAAAATTGGAGGATTTTTAGCCTCATGATGAGCACGATCAATATCGGATACCGCTGACATCCACTGCGAAAGACTGTTTCCCATCGACTCCAGCTCGCGGCCGATTGAAACGCCTTTTTTTAGTGCGTTAAAGGCGGAGCCTGCCAGAGCCATTGCAGATACCGGGTCTACCATAAACCTTTCCCCAGATTAGTGGATTAAACTCCTAAGAATTTACCACCCTTTTTAGCTGCGCCCATACCTCTGGCGGTCATTACTTTTAAATCACCGACAGGAACCTTTACATTCTGTATACCCTTTGACTGTTCAGGTTTTGGGGCTTTTTTAGGTGAATTTGTAACTATTTTTACCATAGACATTCTAATTTCTCCTTTGCATTATGGCTCGTTGTCTAGCTGCTTCCATTTTTTCTCTGGCTATTTGTTCTTGACTAGCAAGCCTTTCATCAAACTGTCTTGATTTATCCATCTGTTGAGCCTGTTTCAAAGATAGTTCAGCCTGTTCAGCCTCAACATCGTTCTGTTCCTTTAAGGCTTCAAGCTGTAACTCTTGCTGTTTCAAATCAACGACAGGATCTTTTTCGCCCTGACCACTTAATTGCCTTGAAAGGGCTTGAACAGCTTGCATACCTTCTGCCATAAATTGTGCCGAAACAGCATCCAGTTGTACTTGTTGTTGTTGCGATACATCTTGCGTTTGAATTCCCAACTCCTGTACAGCTTTTTCCCTTGCTTCAAGCTGAACGTGTTGCATGACGTGTTTCTGTAAAGCCACTGCCAAAACTGGCGAAGCTCCAACAAGAGGGTTTCCACCAAATACAAGATGCGAAAGTATATGTGCTTGATGGTTTTGTCCAGGGAAGGCAAAAAGGTTTTTCTGATCCAATACATCGATATTCTCTTGTGCAGGGTCCTTTGGGGTTGGTTGTTCTTGAGGCGGTGCTTTCAAATATTTATCCACATTTTTTACACCTAATGCTTCATACATATCTCTATAAACTTCATACATATTGTGCATCTGTGGAGCTTGCGCTGCTAATTGTAATTGAGTTTGAGCCAGAGCAATACGTTGAGCCTGACTAAATACATTAGGATTAGAAACAGGTACAATATCCACCCTACCATCAAAGTCCTGTGCTTTTACTGCAGCATCAACTCCCTCTAACTCATATGGATAAATAGGTGGTAAGCTCTCCCCCATTACACGAGCCAAGATTTTAAACTCTATCCGCATTGCATAGTGCAGTCTCTTATGTACCGCACTCATTACTCGTGAGCCTTGTTCCATAAGAGCTATGGTTGTACCAACAGCTGCTTGCTGATTTCCATCACCAACTTTCATATCTGTGATTGTGGCAAACCTCCGCCCTGCATCGACCACAAAACCAAGTAACTGAAATAAAGTACCGTCAGGTCCTTTGAATGGGAGAGGCATAAGGCTATCTCTAATAGCCCCACCAGGTGCGTCTACATCTCTGAATTCACCTGGCTGAAGAGGATCGTCATCATCTCTAATACGAAGTCCACGAGCTTTAAAGCCCGCTGGGAGGTTGGACAACGTACCTGCGTCAATCAACTGCCTCAGTGCCGCGGTGGCTGAACGAGACAAGCCACCTATTGTGTGGATTAAACCTAATCCGTAAAAGCCAAACCCAGGTAAAAACTTATAATGCACAAAGTATTGTACCTTTCTTTTATCAGGGTCATCTTCTTTATAATTTCTACGTATGGCTAGTATTTGACCGTTATCTTGGCTAATCGTAACCACATACGGCAACTTAATTCCCGTATTTTCTCCGTCTTCGCCCGTGTCTTCGTAACCTTCTAAATCTAAATCTACATGACACTCTATTAAAGTAGCATCATAATCAATGTTGGACGGCTCAATGCCCCTGATCTTATCAAGCTCACTTGTAAGATCATCATCCTCACCCTGTTGAGGCAAAACAGGAATATCCAAATAAAACCCAGAAAGTTGCTTCTTACGCAACTCGTTTAGATTTATACGCACAACATGGCTAATGTTAGGACAAGTCTCCAAATCAGTTGTCTCGTAAGGAACAACCAAATTCTCAGCAGGAATAAACTTACTTACTGCCCTACCAATAGAATCATCAAAATAAATTTTTTTAAAAGTACTTCCAGCTAACGGTAAATAGAAAAGCATCTGATCCATTTCTGGCGTATACTCTTCCATCTCATTGGTAATGTAATAGTTCATAAACTCTTTTACACGTTGAGATTGGTCTTCTTTTTCCTTTGTCTGGCTTCCGACAATAGAGGTTCGCACGGGACCACTAGCAGGCAACAATTCATTAAATGCTTGCGCCTGAAATTGCACCGCAGCCTCAGCAAGTAACGGGTGAGTGACCCCAGAAGCCCCCCTGAAGGGTTCGGTTCTCTCGGAATAGTTGAAACCAAGTAATTCCAAACCATTAGCGTATGCATCCTCCCAATCCTGTCTACTTGCTTTATTAGAATCAAACTCTGATAAAAGGTCACTGGCTATCGAACCAAGGACTCTATCATCAAGAACCTCTGCAAGATTATCATAAAATCCTGTTTCTTGCTCAACCCTAGATGACATTGCAAAATCAATTATTGCACCACCATCATCCTCAAACTCTATACCTATGTCATCGCCTCGCCCAGACATATCCAAAGATCCAGGTAAATTAACCTCAATTTCAGCTGCAATCTCTTGCTCATCTATTTGAGGGTTTACATTCTCAATTAGACTTATAGGTGGTTTTGCCATTACGCTTTTCCCAGTTGTTTTTTTTAGTATAACACAATAAATTCATTATTGCATATAGGGGATGTATTCAGCTATGCCCTTCTTTAAATTCTGCTTTGGCCTATCCTCTACGTTAATTACATCCGTAAACTTCATAGCAAACTCTCTGGCCTGATCTTCTGTATCAAACTCTAAAAACTCGCCCGTGTTAAAAGCCTTGCGAATCGCCATGTCTGGTGAGAATTTCGTGAGCACAGGACCAACAGGACTATCCACAGGAAATACCGTGGGAGATACAAAAAACCGACCATCTATTGTAAAGTCCATCAACTGAACCATTGCATTGTCTTGCGTCATTGGAGACTTGGGGTCCATGATCCGCGATACGAAGTTCGGGGACACCGCGCCCTTAACTGTTTTTTCAGCCATAATACACGCGAACCTTGCTGTACTTCTCTTCGTCAGGGTCCCAATCATCGTCTGGCAACGTCACAAAATTACCCTGACGATACCGCATCAAAGCTTGGGTCATACTATCTACCAAATCATCATACTCTCCATTTGGAAAAGCTGCAACCTCCTCAATCATCTCATCTGCAAACACCTTGTCAGGACACCAAACCATCCCAGCCTCAAATAATGGCGATACCGAATGAACCCTCGACACCTTGTCATTACCCCGACTTGGCGTAAAATTCACAACAGGTATGCCCATGTTCCGTAGTTCGTGAGTCAAGGGCGTTCCAGAAGCCTTCGCCTCAATCACAACCGTATCAGGGTCCCAATACGTCCACTCATCATACGCAACCTTCTTCAACTCAGGAAAATCCCATCTACCCTTCTTGCTATCTAACAAAATAATCGCAGGCCGTGGACTGTTAGCCGAAGGACGAAATACACCCCATGTCGTTATCGCACTGTAATCCGATGTCGTGCTCTTCGAAAATGCCGTATCATAACTCTGAATGACATACTCTAACTCTGGTATATCCTCCTCCTCCCAACGCTTCCACCACTCGCGTGGAATAATCGCATTATCATCCCCCGTAGGGTTTTGCTGATACTGAGCATTCCACTTACTAGGGGGTATCGATGCCTGTACTTTTTCTAAATCATCTATAGGCCAAAACTCAGGCCAACAAGAATTGCCACTTGGCATAACCGCAGGTAACTCAACTATCTCCCATTGATCCGCCCTCTCATCCTTTATCATCTGACGCTGTAACTGACCCGTTAAATCCTTCTCCGACCACCGCGTCATAACCAAAATTATAGCACCCCCTGGCTGTAATCTCTGTCTTGGACCACCCGTGTACCAATCCCAATCATTGTCAAACCCACTAGCCGACATCGCAGTCTGCTCCGAATGCGGATCATCAATGATAATCAAATCACCACCGCGTCCAGCCAAGTTTGAGCCAACCCCAACAGCATAATACATACCACCGCGAGCCGTGTCCCACCTACCAGAAGCTTTACTGTCAACCGATAACCGCGCATCAGGGAAAATATCCGTGTAATCTTCCCGTTCCAGAAGGTTCTTAATCTTTCTACCAAAAGATACCGCGAGTTCCGTGGTGTGCGTTGCCTGAATAATCTTCATGTTCGGGTTTTTGCCAATCATCCACGCAGGCAAAAGGTAACTTGCAAACTCTGACTTCGTATGACGAGGAGCCATATTGATTATCAGACGTTTTAACTCGCCTCGCGCCACTCTTTCAAACTTTTCAGCTATAATCCTGTGGTGTTCTCCAGCTATAAACTCAGGCCACATGACGTTTACGAAGGTTAAAAAGTCATTTTTACAGGCATCTACACGATTTAACTGAGCCAACCGTAGTTCAAGCTTATTTATTCTATGTTCAATGTCTAGTTCGCTCAAAACAAGCTCCTATATGTTAATAATCTTATATCATAGGTTTTGAATATTGTAAAATTTTTTGGGGGCTGGGACTCCTGAACAATAATTAGGCAATCTTCGGTTAACTAATCTAATACTTTGTTTACTTTTTAGGCAATAAACAATTTTTGTACGTTTTTTATGCATATTGTTTGTCAGAAACATGGTCCTTGACAGCGTTGGCTGACACTGGTGCGCGATTTTTGGATTTTTGACATTAGAAAAGGCGCGTAAATCGTTGTAAATTAAGTTTAAATAGGGGGTCATGGTTCGCGCCTCACTAAACTAGATCAATTTACCAAATAAAACGAGCACCGACTCGCGGATCACGCATCATGAACCGCGAATCACGTCCCATGGGTTTAGGACGATTGAGATCGACTCACGGTCGCATATTTAACCATAAAAAAAACCGTGTAAGGATTCGCACCCCTACACGGTAATTTTAAAAAGTTTTAAACCACTGACTCAAGGAACGAATGCTTATCTAACTGGCTAGCGGTTTTTATTTTATTCCAATTAGAGGCTGACATATTAAGAACCGATCCACCTAATTTTTGCCAATCATCAACTAGATCAGGTTTTACTTTATGTGATACAGCGGTTACACCGTTCATTAACGTGGCACGGCTCAACGGTTCATTTCTATACCCATCTTGCTGTAACGTTTGCATTAAACCGTCCAAAATTAAAGAAGTTTCCTTTTGTGGAATTTTTAAAACTTCACCCAGTGATTCAGACACTTTACTGATTGAATATTCACCTTCGATCGTATCTTGCGAAGCTTGTTTCATTTGATCCAAAATTTGATCAAACGATTCACGACTAGCAAACGATTCGACAATATCGCGCAGTTTGAGCGATAAAGCTTTGTTGTCAGCGTCTTTCGCTTCATCAGTCAGAATCGACCATTGATCGGAATCTTCACGGGCTGAAGTAATATGACTCGATCTTGTTTCGTTACGCGATTGCATCCCATTTTTGCAAGCTAGCGTCCACGTAATCTGACCGACACGCACCGATCCTTGTCCAACTTCACTATTAGAAATGATGATCCCGTTTGCCATTGTATCGCCTACATTCGCACCTTCACCCGTTTGGGTTTGGGATTTAAAACGAGCATACAATTTTGAATCGGTAAGATCCCAGTTCATGATTTGCCAATTTGCATCACTTTCAATCAATTTTGGTAATGTTGACTCTAACAAGTGGACGTTATCAAACGTTTTAAATTTATTCGATAAAAAAGCCCTAGCAACATAATCAAAACATTCTTGCTGATCTGTCATGTCAAACATCCGAATCATCTGTCTGGAATTTTCGTTTTGCCAGATTGCATTGATCAGCTTGTCGAATTCAAAAGAATATTGCTCTTTTAATCTTTTAGCTGTTCGGACATCAATCTGTGCTTTTGACGCTATTTGATTAAAACAAACATCATTCACTTTTGCGATCCTTGTCGGCTCACCTCTTATACCTTCAATAACAATTTGCGATTGTTTATTGTCTGAAACACTAGATTCAACGGTTCTGAATTGCAGATCTTTTGTTTGTGGCAAAATATCAGCTGTTCTCTTTTGTTGTTCTTGTACTCTCTCCAATAAAGCTTGCAGATCGTTATTTTGGTTTTCAATTGTAAATTGCATTTTTGACTCCATAAAAAATAATGAAAATTTAAAGATTTTTATAAGGTCGCTATATAGTGCCTTGCGACAATTTCGGACTAGCACGAATCAGGCGCGGAAAACTTTAACCAATTTTAGGGCAAGATCCAGAATGAATTTCTAAAAGCGTAAACTCGCTGATTTTCGGATCGACTAAAATTGATCTTCCCTAGTCTGAAGGTAGAATATATTAATTTTCGCATATTGCAAATAAAATTTTTAAAAGTTTTATAGAATAAATAAAAACATCATTAATAAATAAATGAATACGAATAGAATCGCAGTCGTTATGAATTCAAAAAAAACTTGTAATTTATGCGATCTTAAAAATTTAAAAAATAGATCAATCACTCCCAAGATCTCCAACTACATGATGTCTAATGATTGCATTATGGGGTAATTGCTTTTTAAACTTTTTAAGTTTTTCTGAATCCGATTCGGGTTGGATTTGATTCGGCATTTTTTGCCAGTGAATATTTACATTGCCACCCGATCCATAACATCCGCCTTTTTTATTCGGATCGCTTGCGTCTTTTTTAAATACGCCATGTGAAGTGAATCCGATCACATATTCGCGATCTTGTCGAGCACATAACGGTTTACCCGATCCGCATTGAAGGCAACCCAAATTTTTATTATATTCTGACGGACAACGAACGAATAAAACATTGTCGAATTTTCGGTTTTTTCCATTTTTAAAAAATTCAGTGTCAACGACTAAAACGGTTGGAATCTTATTTTTTACAGATTGGATCGCTTGTTTTACGGTTTTAGTTGACCAATTGATCGTTGTAGTTTTTTCGCTCATTTTATGAAACCAGAATAATGGGCTAAAATGTGAAAATGTAAATGATTCGCCTTTTTTAGGTTTGCAATTTAAAAGGGCATCTAAATACTTTTCATCAATTTTATTTGATCCGCATCCACTTGGATTCAACTCGCAATCGGTCGGACACGTACCAAATTTATTTTCAGATCCTGATCGGTATGTAACCGCTAAACCTTTTGTTTTATTTGCCTGAGAATTTAACGTTGTTTTTAACATGATTTTTGACCTTATTATGTAATTTATCGCATATGATAAACTAACAAAAAAAATAGACCTTTTACAAGATCTATTTTTAAAAGTTTAAGTTTTTAAAAAACTGATGTTATTTCATCATCATTTGGATCGATTGCTTTTTCCCATTTATCTAAAGGAATTTCAATTAACTCATGATTCAAACATTCATTAATTGCCTTAGATAAAGATTCAGAATTTTCATAATCCTCTTTATCAAAATAGGTATTAGAAGATAATGAAATAACAAAAAGATATTTAGGTTTTAACCATAAATCACAATGGAATGTCCCTTCATCGATTTTTTCGATATATGGCAAAAACTTTTCATCGATTTTAACTTTAAGAGGATCAAGATCTCGCAAAGTTTTTGGGGTTTTTTTTAAATAAATTTTTTCAGTCATGTGACCTCCAATTTTAAAAAGTTAACTTATTATATATCTTTTTTAAAAACCCCTTTTAAAGAGTATATCATAAATCGCATATCATATCAAACATTATTTTTAAAAGTTTTATTTGATTCTCATAATCGACATATTATCAAGGGCAAACATAACATCTATGTATTCATCATGATCATATATCGAAGATTCTTGGAAATACTCCCAGAACGGTAATTGATTTTTAAAATAATTATTTGATTCAAAAATATGATCCTCGTTTTTATCAAATAATCCTGAATCGCCATAAACTTTTTTAAAAGTTTTAGGAGTATGGATTTCTATAATTTCTCCACAATTCCACTTGCAATAATAAAGCACTTTATGATGATCACCTGATAGATCAATATGTTCTTGAAGTTGAAATCCTTTTAATTTGATTATTTGTTTAGTCATTTTTTATTCTTCCTCATCTTCTAAAAAATCATCTTCACTTTGATTTAAAATAATTTTTACATAGTTTAAAGTTTCATCGTCATTAAAAGCACCGTAAACTTCAAACTCTCCATCGTTACTTGTTGAAAAACAAACACCTAAACCATTTAATTGATCATTTAAATTTTCATCAGGGTTACAAGAAATGTGACAACAACCATTATAACTATAATCAACTTTAGGTTTGTTTGATTTTTTTAAAACGTAATGACCATCCGCAATCATTTCATTCATAGTCCTAAAAGTAACAGGAATTTGCGTCATTTGAATTGGCTCATTATAATCTTGAAAGTCCTTTGGATAGACCATCTTACGACCTCCTTCAAACCATTCGTA